AGGTATCTTCTGAGAATGAGGTTATCACTGATGCCGACGGCAATATCCTCTACGATGGCAAGAAATATGCGTGGATAGTAATATCCGCTACCGACATGGCAGAGAACAGCGACATCCCTGCGGCAGGAGATACCATCGTACTGGAGGGCAACAGAACGAACACAGACCGACAATCCTTTGTGGTGAAGGAAACCTACGGCGACGATGCGCCAAGGGAGGTGGGCTACACGGGTGTCAACTCCTACTCCCTCACTGGGCACGTTGTCTACGAGATTAGCCCTAAGAGGGTGCGCTTCTACACGCAGTACTACGAGCAGGTAACGGTCGATGGAACGAAGGTAAAGACCATCAACGACCGTGGCGACTGGAAAGATGGCAGTACTTACTACTATTACGATCAAGTGACCCACAATGGAACGCTATGGCTCTGCATCGCTCCTGAGGGGGAGAAGGTGACAAGCGAACCATCCAAGGACAATGAGCAATGGAGAGCTATGACAGCTGTCATGGACGTTGTGCTGAATATATCTCTTAGCATCGGAGAATGGATGGATAAGGGCGAGACTAATCATGTTACCTGTTCGGTGGTTCGTGGTTTCGAGGATATTACAGACCAAGTGACATCGTGGTCTATCACAAGGGATAGTGGCGACGCTGTGAATGATGCGGCATGGGCTAACAAGGCGAAGGTGAAGAATTTCGCAGGAGAGATAGATATTTGCTGGACGGATGAGGAAGATGACATCGGCGACGCACTGAGCTGCGTCTTCACCATAACGGCATACGGAGGCAATAAGGTTAAACTAGCAGAAAATACTATAAGCGTATGATGTACATTACAGTAGACAAGGCAAGGGCGGTGGAGCTTGGTTTCAGCTTGCACACCCACATAGAGGCTCACGGCAAGATGATACTCAACGAGAAGGAATTGCTCGGCAACGACAATATCAAGGGCGAAAGCTTGCAGGAGAAGGCAGAAAGCATCGGTGGAGGCATCATGACCGAGGCGCAGTTGGAACAATTCAAAAGAGAAGGAGGTAATTAGTTATGGTAAATTTTTCAGCGCAGGGTTGCGTACCTGTGAGACGCATCAGAAACAACGACAATCTAACAATATCAATAGAGAGTAGTCAGCCTCTCTTCCAAGGTGTAGACAAGAACGATGACAAGGCTACTCCGTTCCCAGATTGGACGGTGGATGCCAACCGTCCTATCCTCACCCCTGTGGTGAAGAGCACAAAGGGCAACATCGTGTCTTTGAGCAACCACAGTTGGTCTTACAACGGCAATGCCCTTATCTTCAATGGTAGCGTGAGCGGCTCTTTCCAGCTTACGAGCGACGGAAAGTTTGGCATGGATGCAAATGGTAGGTTGAAGATATTCAAGAACCTTGCGACGGCAGCCAGCACTGCTTCCGACAACCTCACTTATCAAGGCACGGCGAAGGTAGGACAGAGTTCAAGTCAAGATGTTACGGCGTTCGTCACCATCCTCATACAGCCGATGGGAAACAACTCGTACATGGGCTACATCACGACTAATCGCTCCATCCTCACGGAGGCTGACGGCGAAGGTACAGCGACCCTTACGGCGAGATTGTGGCTATCCACTACGGAGCTTACGGATTTCACGGTAAAATGGAAGAACGCCAGCGGCACGGTGCTAGGCACAGGCAAAACATTGGCTGTAACTCGCTCCATGGTGGACGGCTCTGCGCTCATCATCTGCGAGTTCTACCACAAGGATGCGCAGAATGCCTGCTATCGTGCTGGCAAGACCATTATGGACAGCGCAGACGAGTATATCATCAATGGCACAGTGTCTAACCCTATCGGTGACAACAGCAAGGCGGCAACTGTGACAGGACAGATTATCAATACTCGTACCAATGGCGTGGTAACGCCTAGCGATGTTACTTGGAATGCGGTGGCTTACCGTGACGACAATAAGAAAATCAAGGAGGTATCTTCCAACGTCATTACCATCAGCACGACGGAAAGCGACTACGGAGGCTCGGAGCATGATGCTTACGTGATTTTCACAGCTTCGTGGTCTTAAAGATAGGAGGCTACAATTATGGCAACAAGCAATAAAATCAAGATAAGAAGGGATTTCGCCAAGCTGAATACCTCGGCAAGCATCGTATGCGTGTCGGGTGGCTCTCCTACCACGCAGGTATACAATACGGCATTGGCGCAATATGAGCCTAACAGAGCCAACACGCCTTGCGTGCTTCACCCAGACGTGACGGCGAACGCAAGTGATGGTACTTGGAAGAATGAGCAGGCTAATGCGGTGCTCGCCAACATGGTGTGGCTAGTGAACGGCACGGAGATAAGCAAGGTATGGAATGAGGGCACTGACTATTCCGTCAATACAGACGGAACTACTCGTGGCGACCTCACTATCTACAGGAACGTGGCTGTGGCAGAGTTGTTCGCCTTGAAATTCCAGGCAGACATCTACGACCATCGCCTGAAGGTGAACGTTCCGATTACGACCGACGAGGTTACTCTGAACACGGTGGCGAAGAGCGACGATGCTTATTCCATGTCGCTTGATGATACCGACAACATTATATACAACCCTATCCTAGACCGTCTCTTGCTCTACGACTACAAGGTGGCTCATGGATTGATTGCTGCATCAGACAGCGTGAGGGCTGCTTGCATCAACGAGAATGCTTATCTTCGCAAGATACCTTTTCATGTATACAAGGGTGGAAATGCTCTTACATCTGGCTATACCGTGAAGCTGTACAAGATGAGCGGCACTACTCCTGTGGAGATAGGCGTTGGGATGAACGAGGTTTGCGCCATCAACGCAAGTTATGTTACGCTAGACCTTCGGTTGATAGAGACGGCTTCTTACATGGTGAAGGCTTTCGTTGGTGGAAACGAGGTGTGCAACAAGCAATTCTCCATTGCTCGCACCTATCCTAAGTTCACCATCTCGGCAGGGCAGAATACCGACATTGCACCTAACCAAGACAACCGACAGCAGGTGGCTCTCGTGTCTTCGGAAGGAAAGATAGTGGAATGCCCAGCCAACGTCTTCTTGCTGCAATGGAGCACGAAGGCTACGAACGACGGCTTAACAATTACCAAGCAATGGCAGGAGGGCGACACTGCTCTCTTCAACATCTCCGACACAGGTCTTGGAGAGACTTCGGAGGATGAGCTGGAGATAACCGTCGATGCGGGCTACAAGCCTAGGATGGAGTTCCTCTCTGACGGCTCTGAGGCTCTCGTGGACGAGAACGGAGAATACTTAATCGGTAATTAATAAACAATAAATATAGAAAGATATGAAAAATCTAGCAACAGCGAATACCGTTACCTCGATGGTTAAGGACAACTGCATCTTTATAGAGGTGGGCGGTGCTATTCGGCGCATCAAGCTATCAGACCTTGCGAGTGCCATTCAGACCAATCAGCTCGACCTCTCGCTCATAGCGTGGGGCACGTATCTAAAGGAGACGGACGGCACACAATGGGGGGTATGCGGAAACCAAACGAAATGGAACGAGTTCAAGGCTTCGCTTGGTCGCTATCTCCTTACGAATGACGGAAAGATGGCGAAGCTGTCTCGCAGCAACTCAGCTTATTTCGAGGATGGAACGGCAGTGGACGAGAGCAAGGGACATGTGATGTTCCACACACCGCATCGCCTCTACTATCTCGTGAAATACGATGCCTCTGTAGGATGCAACGTGCTGTGGGGTTCGCTCTACCCTATCAGCGAGCATTACATAGACCATCCTACCTTTGGCGCATACATGGCGAGCCTCGTGGGTAATAATCTGGTGAGCCGCAGCGGTCTCGGCGTGGCTAAAAGTAAGAACATATCAGAGTTTTGGGCTTACGCACGAAACAACGGCAAGGACTTTGGCGTACTCGACTATGAGACTTTGAAAATCATCCCGATGCTGGTGCTATGGGAGAGTGGAAGCAGTAACGCACAGGCTAAGTTTGGGTGCGGACCTACTGGTAGTACGAGTACATGGGATAAGGTGAACGGTCTCACCACTGGAGCGACAAAGAGCCTTGGTGATAACAATGGCACTATCAGCTTGAAGGACTTGACTGGCAACGCAGACGCTTGCCACGTGAACCTGTTCGGTATCGAGAACCCTTGGGGGTGGTACTGGCATATGATACAAGGCATCTATTTTGGTAGCAGCGACAACA